CATAAAAAAACTACCTGATAATGTGATGATTGTGCTGACTCTGGGCTTGCTAATGCTCTGTGTCGGTGCTATAATCATTGGAGGTTACATCCACGGCGATATGCACTTCGCCAAAGTATTGGAGCACTTAAACAAATGACTCAACGCACATTCACTGGAAAAACTGGAGATGTATGGACTTGGGAAGAAACTCCCGAAGTTGTAGCAGCACTCAAACAACTCCACAAGACTGTAGTTGAAAATAGAGTGAACCGTCCACACAACTATGAAGGTCCACTGTATGCTCCCCATCCTGATATTGAGAAGAAATGAATACTAAACCACTAACACTTGAAGAAGTATTTGAAGCGGCAGACATCTTTTTTCCAATCTATGAGCATATTAAGCATCGTCTGCCTGCCGATACTAAGGTAGAAGATGTACTCAAAGTTACCGAGAATGTATGCACCTTAGCACACAAACTTCGTGCTGAGAAAGAAGCAGAAGCACTACCCTTTGGATTTAATAAGAAACCTAATGACGGAAAAGAAACTGATTGATGACTGCTTTTATGTTGTAAAGGCACGCTTTCTCTGGCACAGTTATGACAAAGACGACAATGGTTTGGTTTCCGCTCTAAATGAAGAAACTTGTATTCGCATGACACGATTCTATCTCAAAGGATTACAAGAAGGTTGGAATGAAGAAAATAGTCGTATCGTCAATGATGGAGTAGTTGGTGGTAAGTTGTAATGTTGTTTAGAATCAGGGTCTTTTTGTGGACAATAGCAGCAGAACTTGAGTATCGCTTATACCCTTGGGTAGAAGAAGCACCACCTCAAGATATTGCTCAAAAGTATAATCTTCCCGAACCAGACTTTGATAAAAACTTACATTATGACTGGATACAATCGCATGACCAAAAGATTGCCAGACTTCAACAAGAAATGATATGGGTTCAAGGTGAAATTCATAAACTTAATGTAGAACTATCGACTCATGACTAAACAAAATCCTTATTGGTTCTTTCAAAAGTGGGGAATTCAAGAACCATCTCCCCTTGAAGTATTGGAACAAAAAATTCAGGAACTTGAAGATAAAGTTCGTCTTCTTGAAGAAGAAATGACAGGTCAGTCTAATGCACTTTATGAGTGTTGGAACTCTCTTGATGCTCGCATAGATATTCTAGCGGAGCATAAGACCGATGTATGAAGACTTGGACTGTTTTGAGAAGGCATTGAGTCACTTTGGGACTCGAGTTGATATGATTTGTGCCATGGAAATGGGTGGCAAGATTGATGCTGAGACAGCATACCAAAACATTAAAATGGAACTCAAAGAGTTAAGAAAAATTCGTAAGAGTTGGAAAAAAATGAATGAGAACTGTGATGAGTGCTGATAGTCCCGACAGTCTTAAAATAACACAAAACAAAGACGGTTCCTTCACAATGGACTGGGACCCACAAGACTCAAAATGGTCTTGGTTAAATGGGTTGACACAGAAAGAAGTTCAGGTTATCATGGAGCAAGCAATAAAGGACTTCCTCGATGAACTCGAACGTTCCCCTCAGCAGTGACTTTTCCTACAAAAAGTATTCTCTCGAACAACTTGATAACTGGGTCAATGATGCTTTGAACTGTGAAGATCTTACACCACAAGACATCTACAATACTGTTATTAAGTGTGTGGATGAGAGTGTAGAGTATCATAAAAAGCATCTGACTAAAAGTATTGAACTTCTCTCACTTATGAAAGGTCATCGACCTGTTGATGACTTCCTGGGAAAGTACGAGACCACGCCCTTTTCGGAAGCGAGTGAGAAAGATTGGGTTGACTTCTGGGAAGAAACCTATCGCCCAGAACAATATACTGAGGAAGAAATGGATGCCATGTGTGATGCAGCGGCAGACAAAGAAAAGTGTCGTGAATATAACATGCGTGAGGCAGAATACTACAACAAGAGAGCAGAACTTGATGCCAAACATTCTCACCACTACTACAACTTTGATCGCAACAAGTAATGTACACTCTTAAACTTCTTGCACCCCTAGTTCTAACAATGTGTGCAGAAGGTTTGACTACTGGACAAGGCGACTACTGTGTAGTTGACAATAACAAACCTAATGTGGTAAAGTATTATGAATCTGGAAAGTCTTGCTATGTTAATGGTACTTTCTATCGTAAATGTGAGGAACGTTTGAGTGGCATTGAGTGAGTCTGTTGAGAACAGTTTGAGAGAAGCGGAGTCATCACTTCGTAATGCTTTGGCATTTGCAGCGCGTCAAGAAAAACCATTTATTGGTAAGCATATCGCTGATATGATCATGCAAATTGATAACCTTATCAGTGCAGATGCTCTCATTGATAAGATAGAAAACAGGAAACCTGGCGACAGTGGTTCCTTTGGTTCTTTCTTCGATGACTAAGTTCTGTAACAAAGATCCCAAAGAAACAATTAAGTTTCTAGATACTTATGTTATAGGATGCTAACATTGAGACACATTGCAAATGACTCATGACACTTGCCAAAACTGGTAATTCTAACCTCACACAAGAGGAATGGAACGAACTTGTGGCACTAAAAGAGGCAATTACCTACTCTCCACAGACAGTTTCCGCTCATAAGATGGAAAAGTTCGCTGAACTTATGGTGAGAAGTCTTGAAGGTAAGCAGTCTAACACTCCCGACCAAAATAAATAAGTATTATCCCGATACAAAACATGGAAAACATCGACAAGCACATTCAGAAAGATGAGGAACTTCTGAGTGACCCTACTATCTCACCACAGTCACGCCGACATACCGAAGAAGAATTAGAAGCACTGAAAGCATATAAAGAAAACCACCCTGGTGAGTCACACGATCCTACTCCACTTGAACTATATTGTGATACTCACCCAGATGCATCTGAGTGTAGAGTCTACGACGACTGAGTGTGACAGTTGAATAAGTGGCACAGGGGGCAGCGATGCCCCCTTTTTCATGCCCTATAATAAGTTCATCAACACAAGAGACCTCATGGGCACCCGCTCCCTTATCGGCAAACAACTCTCTGACGGTAGCATCCTCGGTGTCTACTGCCACTACGATGGTTATCCTGAGTACAACGGTCGTATGCTTCGTGACAAGTACAATACTGTCGCTAAGGTTGATAAACTGATCGACGGTGGCGATATGTCCTGCGTCTACACTAATGCAGGATGGAACAACGAAACGCTGCCTGAGTCTGGTCCTCTTTACTACACCTCTCGTGGTGAGTCTATGGAGAGTGTTGCACCACAACTCTACAAGGACTTGAATGAGTTCCTGTGTGCTGCCGACCACAACTACGGTGCAGAATATACTTATCATTTCGTTGACGGTGAGTGGACTTGCCACGATGTTCGTCCTAACCCCTACCTTCCCCACAATGTAATGCAGGTTGCTATTCCTGCTGGCGGACTGACGGATTAGTCCATCATCTGCTATAATATCAAACGTTGCTGAGGTTTTTCCCATGGATTTGTCTGAGTTAATTGAAGAGTTTCGTGAGCATGAGTTGTATGAAACTAACCCACATGACTGGATGGGATACCTTTGGGAAGATGATGGATATGTGCCAGATGTAGAACTGGCATACTGACCCGCCAGAGGCGTCTAGGACGCCCTATAATACGTTCATACGCAAGCAACCGATGTCCACCACCTTCGCTGACTACGCTGCCCAGCAAGACGCCCGTAACACCATCCAACTTAATGTCCGCAAGTGGACTCTGATGCTGTGTGATGCTCTCGTGGACAACTTTAAGTCCCGCAACCATGGTAAAGTTGGTGGTTATGATGCTCCCACCTATAAGTTCTACATTGAGGAGGGACGTAAGTATTTCAAAATCATCATGGATGCTCATGGTTCCCGCTCCGTTCATGCTTTTGTAGACAAGAAGACTGGCGAACTGTATAAGTCTGCTTCCTGGAAGTCTCCTGCCAAAGGTGTTCGTTATGACCTGAGAATCATGGAGCAACGTGAGTGGTTGCTGCAACATGCAGACTGGGCAGGTGGTTATCTCTACGCTCGATGATATACATTCTCATCATTCTTGCTAGTGTTGTATGGGCAGCACTAGCACTCTTTTCCCCCTGGTTTAATCATCTCAACAAAGAAAATGAACCCGTCAAAAGAACAACTCATCGACGCACTTTACCATGAGTATGTGTGGTTATGTCATGATGACTTCGAACCTGGGGTAGACATTGAACCAGAAGACTACCTCACTATGTTAAAAGACATGTCTTATGATGAACTCATTGAGGAAACTTGCACCGATGATACTTACCACCTGAGTGAGTTTATGGAGGCATGGGGTTGACTACAACTCACAAACTTCTTTTCATTAGTTCTTTTGTTTGGTTTCTTCACTGGGGTTCATGTCTTACATCTGCCATTCTGGATATGGTTATTCTAAGAAACTCTGCGAGGATGTTACCTCTTGGTTTCTGAATAACTTCTTTCCTAACCACAAAATCACGGTGGATATTGTGCATCGTGGACTGAAACGTGAGGCAGTCTATGGGTATTGTGACGTTGTAGGTGATGCCTATCGTCCCCGACACTTTCTTATAGAGTTGGATACCTACATGGATAAGGATTTGTATGTAAAAACCCTTTTGCATGAACTGACGCACCTGGCACAGTGGATACGCGGTTCCCTGCGGCACCGATACGGAAAATTGTGTTATTGTAAAACACCAGTGGAGAATTGGGAGTATTGGTATCAACCACACGAGGTAGAAGCAAGAGAAGAAGAAGAAAGACTATTTGAAATGTACCTAACGGACACTTATGGTGTGCCAGTTGATGAAGTGGTTCGACCTTTCCCAAACCGCCTGAGAGAGGCAGTATAATATCAAAGTATTCGGAGGTGAAATGTCTTACGAAAATCAAAACTCTTCTGATGCCCACGGTGCAGCACGTTCTGGACAACAGCGTGAGTTAATGCTTCGTGAGTTCTTCAATGTAAATGGTTTTACCTTTGTAAAAAACAAAGGTGAGTGCATCTCTGCTGGTATTGAATATGAAGGTACTATCAAACATGATGTACCACCCGAATATGCAGAGTGTGGGTTTAAGTATTTCCTTGCTGATGGATATTGTCCCGAACTTGATGCCATCATCGAGTTGAAAGGTGGTGATAAGAGCGGCACTACTGAGGAGAAAGTATTCTTCGACTTGGAGAAACTTCGTGATGGTTGCTATGGTACTCGTACCGTACTTTACATCACTGAGGGTAAGAAAGAAACTGATAAATGTACCAAGTTGTTCACTCGCAAACTGATAAAATCTCAGGAGCGTGGGGATATTGCTGAGAACGTTCATGTTCTGCCTTATAGTATGCTCACTAGGGAGGTTCTAGTTGAGGTTGCTGGGTTGCATGATGGTGAAAACCGTGGTACAATTGATCAATTCCTGGTGTGAAGATGAAAACTAAGATTCAACCTTTGTTTAAGTGGACTGGTTCTAAACAGCGGATGATGCAACAGTATCAACCACACTTCTTTCCACTTGAAAACTTCACACGCTTTGTAGATCTGTTCGCTGGTGGTCTCACTAACTCTTTGTGGGTATTTGAGCACTACCCCAAGAAAGAGTTTGTTATCAACGACTGGAATGGTGAACTGACACTGCTGTATTCTACTCTGGCAAATCATACCAATGAAGTTGTAAATGAGTGGCAGGAGTGTGTGACTAAATGGTTGACTCTTACACCAGAAGAGCGTAAGGAATACTATTACGAACTGCGTGAGATCTATTGCCAGGACCATGAGAGTAAGTCTGACGTTTATCTCTCTTCGTTGTTGATGTTCATGCTACAAGTGAACTTCAATGGTATGTGGAAAGCGTACCATAAGTGTAATGGAAGGTATTCAACTCCTCCTGGCACATGTCAACAAAAGCAGGCGTTCTTCGACCGTCAAAAGATCTTTACTGTGGCAGAGTTTCTGAAAAGAGCAACTATTACCACAGGAGACTTTGCTGCCCATCAACCACAAGAAGGTGACTGGTTGTATGCTGATCCTCCGTATCGTGACAGCGTTGTGTTGTATCAAGGTGGTTTTACTGAGGAGGACCAAGTTAGACTAGCAAACTATCTTACGGGGTCTGGATGTAAGTTTGGGTACTCTAATAAAGACATTCACGATGGTTTCTATGAGCGTAACTTTGCTGGTTGCAACATCATCGAAATGGAAGCAAAGTACACTGCTGGTAGAGGAACTTCCACTCTGGATGTTTCTGAGGTTCTTGTAACTAACTATGTGCCAGTCAAAGAGGTGGCGCACGTCCTCGCCTGACGTGCCCTGATGCCCTATAATAAATGGGTACTCGGGAGGCACAACTTATGAACATGGCGAGCGAATCTCAGGTTGAGCTTCTAAACAACCTTCTGGATATGGTTGTAGATATATGCAACGATAAACATACATCTGATAAAGAAGAGGAGTGTTATTCGGTTTATTGTGAGTGGCGAGAGTGGTTAGATTGTAACCCAGAAGATACAATGGAGATACTCTGGGCTCCCAACTTTACCATCAACTGATCCAGTTGAAGAAGTGTCACAGGGGGGCGGCAAGCGCCCCCATTCCACCCTATAATAAGAGCATCGACAGGGACACAACCCTATGCAACTCCAAACCTCCGCCACTACCATCGACTTCTTCCCCGTTGGCACTGGTAAGCGTTTTGTCAAGCGTGTCATCTGGCACAAGGGTGAGGAGACTGAGATGACTTCTTTCACCACCCGTGTTAAGTCTGACGCTCTGTATGACATCAACCAGTACATCGCCAATGGTGCTCAAGTCCTGGACTTTAACCTGGAAGCATACAACGGTTCTGACTACTCTCCCGTCTACTGCTGATACTATGCCACTCTCTGAACTGGTCTACAACTGGTTGCTGAAACGCCTGGACCTCCTATAATACATTCATCAGCAAAGGACACATGACCATCACCGAGCGCAACCAACGTAACTACGAACTCCGTGAGCGTTTGCTTAAAGCACGGGCAGAAGTTGCCTGGATTGAGCAGGAGATTTGGTTGACCAATGAGAAGTACAAGAACCAGAACCTTGACCTCTACACTGAAATGTTCGGAGAATGATCACACAAGAAAACCGAGAGTTTGTTGATTTTCTTTTCAGCAAACTGGTCAAGCATGTTGACACTGATATGCTTGACCTTCACGACTCTGATAGTTGTGACGACCACCTAATGTTTGCTCAGTTGGAGTTATTCTGATGCAATTCCAAATCACCTACATCGAGTTTGACTTTGGGGATGATTTGTATTCCATGACTGAGCAAGAAACTGAGGACTTTTATGATGATTATGTTGGCACATTTTGGGAGGCAGATGATGGTGATGATTTAGTCGAAGAACTCACATCTGCCTCAGGTTACTGCATCAAGACTATCGACTACCGTCACATCCTGAACTGAAATGTACATTCCTCAAACTGACTGGAACCGTGGTACTTACCGCGAACTCAAAGCACTTCTGAATGAGTTGCCTGAGCATTACCTGGACCAGACTGCAACGGTTATGCTATCAGATAGTGACGAATATACTGACATTCGTTCTATCGGTTGGACAGGTCCTGCCTGTGATGTGTTAGACTCTGACCACATGTTCTTCTCTATCAACGCCTGAAACTGATGCAAAACACTCACATCGAACACCCCGAAGATACCATCCTTACTGGTGATCTTTCTGCACTTAACTGGTTTGTCACTGATGGTAAGTTGAGTCTTAAGTTTGATGGTGCTCCTGCTATTGTGTGGGGACGTAACCCTGCAACTGGTAACTTCTTTGTAGGCACAAAGAGTGTATTCAATAAGGTAAAGATAAAGATCAATGAGTCGCATGAGGATATTGATGCAAACCATCAGGGCGTAGTAGCAGAGATTTTGCATGAGTGTTTTGATAACCTGCCACGCACACCTTGGGTTATTCAAGGTGACTTTATCGGTGTAGGTGGTAAGGATGAATATACTCCCAATACTATTACCTATACTTTCTCCAAGGTAGTAACTGAGAACATTATCATTGCACCACACACATATTACGACGTTCAGGATGATCTTCGCAATGCAGTTCCACAACCGTTGAACTTCAGTTTGACGGATACTTTCCATTGTAAGTTTGTCAAACCTCAGGCATGGATTGCATATGGTTCTGACAAGTTTGATGATGTAATGGATGTTGTGATGTTTGCCAAGCAGATGGCAACAATGTGTGAGTTTGTTGATGATAAGAAAGCGAAGAAAATGAAGAAGGTGTTTAACACTTTCATAAAAATCGGTGCCGAACTGGACGAGGAGGCACTGGTGCTCGCCTGCGACTGCGACCGCAACCTAATTCGTTTGTGGAAACTTGTCAAGGCTATTAAGGAGGACTGTTTGAGTATTTGTCGCAACAATGGACCCACTGCTTACCTAGGTTTCGACAAAGTTGATGCTGAGGGTTATGTTTATGCCAATGAGTTTGGCATGTTCAAGTTAGTCTATCGGGAGGGGTTCAGTCGCGCCAACTTCCAGAACACCCGCTTTGGTGCCAGTTGAGAAGGTGGCACACTGCCCCTGACTCTGCCCCCACTCTGCCCTTATACTACTAAGGTAGTCAAGGGAACGACCCCATGAGCGCCACTCACGTCTTTTACAAGGTTGAGATCGACACCTTTGAGTCTCCCGAGCACCCCATCATCTACTTCCGCAAGTGCAAGCGTTGCAGCACTGCCAAGGGTGCCGATCGTCAGCATAACCGCATGGTGAACGAGGCAGTGGAGGCATGGCGTCCGTTCTCCCAGAAGATCAGTCGCTACACCATCTCCCGTGTGCCAGCTGACGTAGTGGTCCACGGTGACCTCCGCTGACCGCTTTTTGCCCTATACTAACTTCAGTTGAGACAACCACCCATGAACGACTTTTTTGACATTGCAGACGCTCCTGGTGAGATCTATGACATTCCTGAAATGCAGGACTTAGATGATGAGAACAAGTTTGATGTCAATGAGTATCTGAACGCTAACTACGACTACTGATGTCTTTCGTTTCATTTCCTACTGACCCTAACATCATGAACGACTCCGAACTTCTCCAACTGAAAGAGAACTACACTAACATGATCATTGACGGTATGGATATGGATAGTTTAGTGCAGTTTGCATTTGACAGTATCATGGACGGTATTAAAGACTGGGGTGAGGATGATATTAAGGAAGAGGTTATTGACCTCTATGATGAGGAAGTGCTCGAGTCTTTGATGCCTGTTGAGTGATGGAAATGCTAGAACTTTCTCAGAAGGAGATAAAGATTCTCCTGCAACTTCTTGAGTCGCAAGACTTATCTGAGTCAGAACATCATGTCTTTGACTTAGTTTCAATTCACGAAAAACTGTCCTCTTCACTAACTTACTGACATGAACAACTCTGAGATGACGATGGACGACCGCATGGAACTCATTGATAGTATCAGTGATGATATGTGGGGACTGTGTGAATGTTTTGCAGAAGCGGACGAAGAGGACAACTGTCGTGCAGTCTTTGAGGAGTTTAGTGAATGGTTTGATGGTGAAGAATGTCAAGTCTGGTGGGTGCCAAACTTTGCTAATATGATATAATGGAGTAGTTCTTATGGAGGATGTATGAAGAAAGGAGATGTCAGTGTCAACTTAAATGTGCATGAGATAGGAGTTATTCTATCTGCCTTACAGTTATTAGAAAACATTGATGAACATCGCATTGCAAGAGAGTATGGATCCGCAACAGCATTGTACGACAAACTCCACTCAGTATGGGAAACTCTTGACCGAACAGAAACAGGACTCCGAAACGATGTCATCCCTTCCTACTAAACTGTGGTATCAGACTTTAGCAGTGATGCAAGAGGATGCACCTGAACTTATGGATGAGTTTTTAGAGAGTAGTGCTGCGAAGATGGAGGTTACTGTTGACTATTTGATGGAGGAGTTTCTACCACATGACTGAGAAGGAAAAGATTATCTTGGCACAAATGCAAGTTGAGAACCTACTGAGTCTATTGAAAGGAAATGCATATGAGAACTACATGTGTGGTAAGTTGTATGGTATCAAGTATGAGTTAAAGCGACAGTATAACTGCTTGACAAACACGAATTATTACACTACAATTGAGGAGTAATTTACACACACCAATGAAAAGTCTTTATATTGTTGACTATTGGGTTCCGTTTCCATCATCCGAGTATGGTGGAGTTGTGAACCTCATTGCAGAGAACGATACGGAAGCATTTCAACTACTTGCTGATGAAGAAGGTTTTGATGATGAATATAACCATCTCATTATGCCAAGTGTTGTAAAGGCACAGAAGTTTAAGTTATCTGATGAGTATGAGTCAGGAGTTATTGAGGCATTTACCACCTGAGGAGTTATGGAAAAACTGTATCGTATTGAAGAACTGGACACAGTAGGTTGGGAGTTAGTTGAGGACTACAAAGGTCTGACAAAGGAACAAGCAAAGGTAACGTTGGATAGATTATTAGCAGACGGATATAACCCTAACCGTTTGCGTGCTGTTCCTGATGTGTGAGTTACCTAATGACTTTCCCCACATTGCACCGAAGGGTTATCGCTATGCAACGCTTCAACCGAAACGTAACATTATATCAATTTGGACTGTTTTTGAGCGTGGGTTTACTTTCAATGGTTACACTGAATCTCATTGTATCTGGGGATACTACAACACCAAAACAAACACCTACCACGCACCAATCAACTCAAAGCAAATAGGAGAAGTGGTTGATATAAGTTCAACCACTCCCTATTCTGCCATGCAACTTAAACTCAACCCCCTGGAATATGCCTTCTTACACTCCTCAAGTTGATGACTATGTGAAATGGAATAAGAGTCCATTTCCAGTGGAGGGTTGGGTTTATTTTAAGTCTGAGTATTATATTACTATTGAGACGGGAGTGAAGTGTAAGGATGAGGATGATATTGCCAACTGCCCTATTCATGAAAAGACTCATACTTTGGTATTGTGTTTCCCAGAGTATTATCATGAACTGACTTACATCAAAACCCGAGCAAATAAATATGATGAGAAGTAATCCATCATAGCGGTGAAGACATTCCAAGAGTTTCAAAAAGACCTGAATGAGGTAGCACCTGCATTATTAGCAGCACCATTAGTATTACCTGCACTTACATTTGCTGCTGGTGCTGGTGCTAATTATTTGAAGGGTGTTTATCAGGCAAGAAAGCAAGGTGAGGGCGGAAGGTCACAACCCGTAGACTATGGGCAGGGAGGTACAGCAACTCCAAGAACTCCTAATGTACAACGTGGTCGCCTAAGTTCGAATGATGCTTATAATAGGCGAATGAAAGAATTGAAGAGACAAGAGAGAGAGCAGGATAGAGAAGCAGCAAGGTCTAAACCAGCATCACAATCAAGTTCATCATCTGAGTTAGGGCAAAAGGCAGATGAGGTATTACAAGGTATTCGTGATGCCGAATATGCTAAGCAACGTAGAGAGAACCCAGAACTATTAAAGAAGGAAGCACGAACAAGACAAGAGCGTATTAAGGCAGAACGTAAGAGACAACAACAAGTATCAATGCGTGAGAGGATGAGAAAGGCAGCAGAAAGAAATAACATCCCAGAAGCATACTCAAAGGCAGAACAACAGACTCATGTTAAACCTAAACCAGTAGAAATACAGACTATTACAAGGTCAGCAAAGGATGATGGTAAAGAGTTCTCTTATAGAGAAGTATTACCAAAGAAAGGTATCTATCATAATACTCCAGTAGTACCTACTCAACTACCTAAGAAGAAGGATAAACCAGTGTGGAAGAATAAAGAGTTCCAATACCCAGGTATGCCTATTAAAGACTTATTAGGAGGAGGAACAACATTATGAACTATCAAGAGTTTATCTTAGAAGTTAATAAGCATAGAGACAAGAAGTTAAAATATCAGTATGATCAAAGAAATAACCCAGATAACTATCTACCAAAAGATCCAGTAAAGGATGCATTGAATAAGAAGTTAAAGTTGGCACAAATAGTTCCTATGAAGACTACAGTATTAGGACCTGACTTACAGTCTTTACCTCATGTAGATACAAGAGGACCAGGGGAGAAGTTATACAGTGTAATGAACCAAACAAGATATAGTAGAGAGACAGGTAGAACACCACCTAAGATACCCTGAAAAAAACAGTTTTATACTCTTTTTAACCCCATTTTAGGGGTTTTTTATTAATTAAATATGTTTTTTAATATAAATGTGTTTCTTATTTGTCTCAATAAGTATTCATAATAAGACTGGATAATGATAAGAATTCGTATCCTAATACTCTCTTAAAACCTCACTAAAACCCTACTAAAACCCCACTTAAACCTTATAAAC